GCTCCTATTGCACCAGAACGCTAGACAAATTGATCTTTTGTATGCTCTGGCCATCAGTATACAGCAAGATAATCGTCGGCGACTCACGTGCGGCGCGGACCTGTGCCGTCGCCGGCTGGATGACGAGATACCATCCCGTGGTCGAAAGCACGCCATCGACCGTTTGGCCGGCGAGCGCATTGGCCGCGATGGCCTCCTCGGCCGAGAGAGGCACGTTCTGCCGGATCACGCCGTTGTTGAGCGCGGCGGCGACGGGCGAGGCTGGCGGCAATGCCACGGGCGTATCGGCCCCTCCGCTCAGCGTGGCGCGCACCATGCCATAGCCCTGCGGGTTGTAGGGGATCGAACGCACCGTCGTCAGCAGGTTCATCAACGCGTCGATGCACTGATTGTTGAGCCACACCTGGTTGACGTAGCTGTCGATCCAGGAGAACGGACCCGTCGCCGAACCGGGGTTGAGGAACTGCCATTGTGCGGCGCCATTGGCCCAGATGCCATAGAAATTATAGCCATTGGCACGAAGATTGGCGGCGGCGAGTTGGCTGGTCACGCTTGGCACGATGCCGGACTGCGAACGGAAGCAAAGATCGGTGCGCCCGTTCGTCTGATCATAATCGATCGAGGCGATGGCACCGCCGAGGAATGCGGCCAGATGATTGGCGCCACCCGCTGGTTGCCAAAGAAGCGCGGTTCCCGAGCTATTGGTTCGCTTCAGAATTTGACCCATGCACGTCGAGGCATCCGTGACCAGCGTCGGGGTGATGTCGGTATCGGTGCAGAGGTAGAGATACCGGTTGCCGGTCGAATTGACCCAGGCCGAGAAGAGTTGCTTTTGCGCGTTGCCGCTGCCCGCATCGGGATCGAACAAGGTTTGAAATGATATCCAGTTGGTCGTTTGCGCGATGATCGCGGCCATGAAGGCATTCGGCGTCGCCGTGACAGCGCCCTGGGACGTGACCGCGCCCGTCGCCTGCGTGAGCGCCAGGGATGCCGCGATGGTGCCGGAACCGAAGCCGATCGTGGATGCCGCGCCCGTGGTATTCGAGACGACGACGAAGGCACCGGAAACCGAATCGTAGGTCACGACGGGTTCGATGATCGTGAGGGATTCCGATGCGTATTGGTTTTGTGTCGTCGTCGTATAGAAACCGACACCGCCAGCCGTGCCACTGGTTTGCGCCGCGATGAAGGTGCCGGTGCCCACTCCCGCGCCCGTCACCTGATCGCCAACCGCGATGGTGCCGGAGCCCAGAACCGTCACGTCCAGCACGCTCGAATGCGCCGTGGTGCTGGTTGGCGATGCGGGGAATGCCCGGCTCACGATGTAGGTGCCGGTCCCGCCCGTTGTGCCGGAGACCTGGGAAAGCACCGTCGTTCCGGCCGTCACGCTCGATCCGGTCAACACATCGCCGATATTGATCGTGCCGCCCGCCACCGCCGAGACGACCATATCGACGAAGCCGCTGCCATGCGCGGTGAACGTGGCGCCCTGGATGCCGGTGACACTGGCGACGGTCGGGCCGGTGATGCCGAGAGCCGTCGTGATCAGACCAGCGGCGGCCGAGAATGAAGTGGCGGCCGAGAGATTGATCGATGAGCTGGTGGTGGTGGTGCCATCGATCGTGATCGTCAGGACGCCCGTGATGGCCTGTAGCTGCGCCAGCGTGAGGCCTGAGATGTTTCCGCCCCGGAGATATGCCCCCACGTCCACGGTATTGTATTGCGCGAGAAGCAGCGCGCCAGGCTTGAGCGTAGAACCGTTGAAGCCGGCGAAATACACCGCCGCCTCGGTTGCTTCCAGCGATGTGGCACCGAAATAGGATTGCACGGTGCCGAGCGACGGAAAGGAAAGCACCAGACCGACCGGCACGCGTGGATTCGTTGTCAGCATGATCTCGATCAGATCGATGCCGGTTGAACCCGCGCCGATGACACTCGGAACGTCCGAGACGATATCGCTGGCGGGGATCGTGTTCATGGTGGCGGACATTATCGGAAGCTCCAGTTCGTGCCATCGCACGTCGCGAAGGTCGGAACGCTGGCGGTCATATTCTGCTGTCCAATGTATAGTTGAACAGCACCTCATCGCCGATCGAGTAACTCCCCGCGCCGACCGGGCACGTCACGATCAACGAGTTCGTTCCAATCAACGTCGCTGCGCCAGCGCCTATATCCGCTGCACCAGTCAGATTATAGCAGTTCGCCGTAGCGGCGGACGGGGAATAGAAAGTGACAGTAGGCGCGGCCCGCATGGGAACAAAGGTCAGCGGCAAACGAAGATTGTCATTTGTGCCTGACGCATAAGGCGCGCCGATGACAATCGCACCGGTCTGTCCGGCATTCTGCGCGACAGCCGTCCCAATCGGGAACGACTTTTGATATCGCCTCTGAGCCTTGGCCAGTTCCTCGGTCGCGGAGCGTCGCGCCCATGGCGTCGTGATCTGGCCGATGTAAAGCCGCACGGCGCTCAGGTCCAGCGTTGTCGTGGTGATCGTCTGCTGGTTAAAGGGCGTATCGCCAACAACTCCCCATGGAGTGCCAGTCGTCCAGGCGCCAACAGTGCTTGTCAGTTCCGACGAACCAGAGCCCATGTTGAAGGAAAGTTGGAATTGTCCTGTCGTCGCATTTGAAATGGCGTGAGCCGTGTCGCCTGGGATGAAATACGACAGGCACTGTTGCGTTCCGCCGGTCAAGGAGAACTGCTGTGCGTAATAATAGTTGGCGCTAAGATTTGTAAGAACGAATGAGTATGTTCCCGTGACGGAATTCTTTACGCAAAACTCCAGCATCATGGCTTTCGCAGCGGAGGTTCCGTAGTTCAAATCCTGTAGGTCGTCGCCTTCTATCTTCTGAGATAGGTTGTAAACATCGGTTGAACCGGCGGTGCGTTGTATCGTGAGGACCGCATGCAGCCCCATGGCGCCGCAACCGGGAGATGTGACCGCTGCGCTCCGCTGCTCCGTAAACGACCCCAGGGGCTGCGTAGCCGTCCAGCCATCCATGATCTGTCGGAGACCGCCGCCGGTTGGATAGCTGGCACCCTCGTTCTGCTGATCAACGGAAAAACAAGGATTAATGATTCGGTTATCACGCGTCGTCGGTTGTCCGAATGTAACAGTATTGGGCAGATTATTATTGAATATCTTGTTTGTGCCCGTGGAGTTGTCGGATATTGGTCCGTTGATATTCCCCGACAGATCATCTCCCACAATCGTTATATAGTCGCTCACACCGGCCGCGATATAGATGCCTGTCGCCTGCGTTGGCGAGCCCTGGTCATCAACGAATCGGTTGCCAACGAAGTTCAGATGACTTGCACCGGCATTCACGGTGACGGCGCCATTGACCGGATTCGATGTGGTTTGGTTATTGTTCTTGAAGACATTCCCGACGAAATTGAGGGGACCGGAGTGGACAGTCGCGCCCATCCATTGTTGATTTTGCACAGTATTGCCGACCACATCGGCTCCGCCAGCCAGCTCCATGCCGTGCGACTGCGCCGCGCATCCCTGATCAATGGTATTGTTCGAAATGACAATGCCGCTATAACCAGAGTAAACAACAAGTTGGCCACCGCCGACGCCGGTATAGCAATGATTGCCAAATAGATGGTTGCTGTCAACGATCGTGCCATTACCTCGCACAGCGATAGCATCGATGCCGGCATAACTGATCGTATTGTGGTCGACTTTTACGGTATTGTTCGTCCAAATAGCCTGTGTCGTATTGCTGCTACTATTGTTGCCGACAATCTTATTCCAACTCGCTCGCGCGTTGGCACCATCAAGGGCGAGTTGGATCGACTCGCTGGCCCCCGGATTGATGAACTGGTTGTGCTCCACCGCACCGTTGACGGAACTCATTTGAAGCGCACCGCCTGTGCCGCCAGTATACGAGGCGTCGTCGAACGTGCATCCGCGAACGCTATCACCGTCCCCGGTCGTATGGACTATCTGTGTGGTCAGCCCTCCTGAGCGTTGAAGAATAGTGCCCCAACCAGGACATTCAAGCGTGACGTTTGGGTTCGTGATATTGAGAGTCGCCGATTGCGCTACAACTGTATTCGGCGGTAGTAGCATTTTACCGCCAGTGGACGGAAGCGCAGCGTAGCAAAGCGCCAGAGTAGCGTAGGCAGAACAGTAAACGACGTTGTCGATGGACAATGGCGAGATCGCTGGCCCGGTTGCCAATGCGATCCCGCCAGAACCGGTAACGGCCTGCCCGAGCGCGGTGCCGACGCCGGTGCCAATACCAGGGCCACCGATGGCGCCTCTGATTGTCAGATTATTATAAGTCGGCGACTGATACGCCTGCCCAAATGCCGTCATCGCCGACAACGCGCATAATGGAAGCGCCAAAAGCGCCTTACGAAAATACTGGCTGACCACTGTTATTCCACCATCCAGGCGAAGATTGCGGGGAGGTCGGGAGACTGTTGAGCCATGCCGTCATCAAAGAGGCAAGGGCCGCGATCGTATTGGGTAGTGCGGCCTGCGCGAGCGCCAACGCTTCCTGCGCCGTCGCCGCGCCGGGCAATGTGCTCACGGGAGTTTGTCTGTCCGCGCCACCTTGCACGAGATACAAGAGTTCGGTGCCGGATAACGGCTGAACAGCGGTGGGAAGATTGGGAAGGGTTGAGCCCGACATCTCAGCCTCCCATCAACAAGAACTGACTGCCACCAACGAACTGCAAATTGGCGCCGCTGGCCAGAAGAAAGGGCGTGAGAACATTCTTTGTCAGAATGATCGTTTGATCTCTGACGAACAGAGGACCGCCCCGCACAAGCAACAGCGCATCGGTATTGAAATTCGGCGTGACATCGACGGGCCAAAGTTTCGTGACAAGCTGATCGGCGAACTGCTGCGATACAGTCACGCTCAGATCGATCTCCATGCAAAGATCGACGACGTAACGCTCTTCGAACTGTTGCGCAGCGTTATAGAACGGCATCTGCTTCGGATCGCTGGTATAAAGCGGTGCGATTGGCGTGCCCTCGAAGGCGTCCACGCCAAACTGATCGCGCCAGAGCGTCGAGAGGCGGATGGCGTTGTCTCCTGACAACGGACCATGCACGTCTGCCTGGATGGTCATCTCGAACTTCTGCAACAGCGTTTTCGTGCCGAAATACAGGTTCGTCATGGTCACGTCTGGCGTGGTCGAAACGGCATAGGTGCCGGTCCCGCCCGGTGTGCCCGTGAGTTGCGAACGGATCACGCATCCCGTGGCCACGCCGGAGCCATAGACCGGCTGTCCGATCGCCACGCCGCCGACATTCAGGGATGTGAGGTTCATCACACTTGAGGTGATCGAGCCGATGCCCTGGCTGTCCAGAACAGTGTCGATATTGAGTGCGAGCCGATCGCGCGAGATGGCCCATATGACCAGATAATCTTGCTCGCGCGGCTCCGAGACGCGGTTGATCTGACCCTGGATGACGGGGATCTGATTGCCGCTCGCATCCGCCAGGCCAAACGTCAGCAGCGCCGATCGGACGGCGGCGAATATCTGGCTTTCGGTGATGTTGAGCGTGGCGGACATCAGGGCTCGATTTCCTGTGCCGACTCGACCGCCTTCGTGAACGAGTCGACCGTGATTTGCAGTTCGGCAATAGCCTCGCGAAACTCAGTCGCGTCGAGTTTCAATACGAACCCCCGTGCCTTCGGCATCTCGATGTGCGCCGCCATGGCTTGCCACACGGCCTCGGCTACCCTGCCGGGCAGAAACAGCGGGCCGGGATCGCATGTGCCCAACTCGTTGAGCAGCACATTCGCGCCGGCATCGATGGCTTGTTGTGGCAGGCTCAAGCGTTGCGTCCATTCCAGGGGATCGAATAGGACCCATCCTCGGCGACGCGGCGACGCGCGGGAGGTGGGGCGGCGTTGGCCTGCGTCACGAGACCGGGTTGATCAAGGGCTGTCCGGAGCGCCGCTGCCTTCGCCTGCGCCGGAGGATGGCCCGCCTTCTCCATTTCCTTGATGTTCCGGCCGATGTTTTCTTTCCCCTTGAGCAACGACATCGGGCGTCTCCTTTTCGATCAGCCAGTGTTCGGCGGGAACCACGAGATGCATGACCATCATCCCGTTATCGATCATGCGGCGCACTTTATCCGGGCCGAGACTGGCGAAACGCTCTCGCATCTCGTCGGTCAGGTCCATCGTCAAAACCTCATGGTGGCGCGAGATCGATGGAAATAGTCTCCCGGTTTTCGATTCGCATCAGGCCGGCGTTTTTCAACTCCGCATCATTGATGGCAGTAAGTTCCATATCGTCGCCGATAACGATAACTGGAGGCGCCGTCGTTCTTCTCGCCTCCTTCCAGGCATGGTTCCACACCGCGTCGAAATATTTGGCAAAATCCGACGTAGCGAAGTATCCCACCGGAACGCGTAGCACAAATATAGCGTGGCGTTCGGCAGTGACTTGCGTGATGGAACTAAGATAGGCTTCCATGGTTAACTCCTATCCTGGAGCGTCAGGGCGACGCTGGTCCAGCCCTCATAGTGCTCAAGCGGCAGCGCGACCAGCCACGTCGTGGGACCGGGGAATGTCGGCAGATCGGGCATGATGACGATATCGCCGCCCTTCATCGCGGAGCGGTCCAGCCCTTCGATATTGCCAAAGAAATACCCCTTGCGCCGCGTGCCCTGGATGTTGAGCCCGTCCATTTTCATCAGGTCGGTGTATTGCAACGCCTGCACCTGGACGGGCACGTTATCGGTCTGAACATAGGTTGGCGTGCGCGTGCCATCGGCATTCGTGCTCGATCCGGTCGAGGTCTGCACTGTGCAGAACACGGGAGGATTGACGACGCCGATGGCCGGCGATGCGATGGCGTGGAGGTTCATTACGTCGCGGCCGAAACGCTGGCGACGGATGCCCACGTAGAGGCGCTGTTCTGATAGAACGTGGCACGATGCGCGGCAGTCAGGGTTCCCGCTGCCGCCGTGGCATGGCTATCGATCGCGGTGGCGGTCTCATTCGGGAAGATCGAAAGCGCGGATGCCCCGTTGTTGATGATCACCACTTCCTGAGCGTATCCGACATTGAGATTGTTCACCGCCGGCAGTTTCACCGCATCGCCTGCCGTTCCTACTGTGGACACGACATTCACGGCCGTCGTGAGAGCCAACGCACCCGCCAAGGTTTGCGTGGTCGAGGCCGTGATCGCATTGGTGACGCTCTTGACCAGAATGCCGGCGATGACCGGCGACTGAATCGTGCTGCCCGTGCCGATCGTCGACCCCGCGCCAATCGTGGAGCCCGCCGGCAGGGTTTGCGCGACCGTGCCGCCGTTCACGAAGTCACCGAGCTTACCTTGCGTGCCCCCTGTTGGCGTGACCAGAACATTCGGTGCCGCGACAGAGGCGAGACCCTGCGTCATCACAATCGTATCAGGTGTTGCCACGATGGCGTTCCCCTAGGTTGAGACTTCAAAGTCGGCCGAGTTAAGCATGTGGCCGGTATCGACCAGCGGTTTGTTGAATCCCTTGCGCGCGATCGTGGATGGAGCGTTCGGCGGCTCGTTGGTATCCACGATCGATTGCCGAAGCTGCCCGACGATGCGCTGACCCATCAGGCCGAGCACCTTGGCGGCATTGAATTCGTTCGGAACAAGCAACTTCGCGATATCGCCGCCCCATTCCGGTCCATGTTTTTTGATCATATTCCGGAAGAAAGGACGCGGCGGGATGCGAATTTCATAGGCGCCATGGGTGTGCGTCGAGGAGAAGTTCGCATCCTTGCGTTTCACGAACCGGCCATTGCGGAGAAAATGCGTGCCTGACGCGGCGACCTTGCGATAGACCGTGACCTCGCCGGCCTCACGCTGGATCACGCCACCGAATTCGTTCTGCGCGGCGATGGCCGCTACCGACTTGCCATCTGGATATTTGGCATTCTCCAGGAAGCCAACACGGACCTCTGGATTATCCCCGGCCGATGTCAGATTGCGTTCCAGCTTGCTCAGATAGGCCATCAGCTTTTGGCCACCCTTGAATGCCGGCGCGCCACCGGAGCCGGGAGCGACGAAGTCCGGGCCGAGATTTATCTCCGCCACGGGAAGCCCCCGTTGAATGGCAGGAGATTGAAGCCTGGGAAGCCAGGGAGGGACTGCGCCGAAAGCGGTATCTGCGGCGCGGCGACATAGAGCGCGGTGCGGTAGGGCGCCATCGCCTGCCATGCCATCGCACCGGGCTGCGTCTGATTGAACCAGGCCGCGTTCATGGTGGTCGGCATCTCGACGGCGACGGACACGCTGCCCTCGGTCGCGTTGCTGATCCGGCCCACGATGGAGTTGTTGCCGTTGATACCCTGGAACAAAAGCGCGATATGCGCCGTCAGCAGGTTGAGCACATCAGTCAGGCGCCGAAGATCGCACACGAGTTGAGATAGCGCGGTATTGTCGCAAAAGTCCTGCGCCAGATTGAAATAAAGCTGCGCCTGCGGCTGCGACACCGATGCCGCGAGCGTGGGAAACAACGCGGACCACGCCGTATAGTCGAATGTCACGAGTGGCGTTGTCGCCTGTGACATCAGGCCGCTTCGTCCTTCTCAACGCCGGGAGCGCGCGGGTCCTTCCCGCTTTCCGGCACGGGCCGGTTCATCGCCTCCACGGCTTCCATGTCGCGCGCCTTGCCAAGCATGTCCGAATGCGGCCCGATGATGGTGCGGTCGCGGAGCATGGGGAAATCGCCATGCGTCTTGAGCCATTGCTCCCAGAAGTCGGCGGGGATCTGGGTAAGCGCATAGCCGCCCTCGATCCGATCGGCGGCGTTCGGTTGGCGCTGCCACGCGCGAATTTCCTTGGGCGTCGCCGGCATGGCATAGCCTTTGAGCATGAACGTCGCCGGACCATCCTGGCGCAGCACCTGAAGATTGTTCGGATCGGTGCTCATGCGCTCGTATTTGTCGAGGTTGAGCACCACGCCGTTTGGATGCTTGCACCCGATCGTGACCATCTTGCGCGCCGTCGCGACGGGCTTCGTGTCGCCGCCGAAAATGCCTTCCGCCGCCATGGATCAAAGCCCCGCCATTTGCGCGATGCCGATCGGGCGATAGATGATCGTGCCCGAAGCGCCGGCCGACTTCTTTTGTTTCCAGGATGACGATGCCTTGACGATGCCGTGCGCTCGCATCTTCTCGGTGAACGATGCCTCGGCGGTGCGCTGGCCATCGAACCATTCGTCGACGATAAGCTGACACGAATAGGTTGATCCGGAGAGATATTCCGGTGCTGTCTTGATCGTGACGTTCGGGAATACCTTCATGACCATTTCCTTGCCGGTCAGGCCGAAGGAATTCGTGTTGGCCATGTAAAGTTCCGACTGCGGATGCATGGCCCATGTCATGCGGCTGTCCAGAGTGACGTTGCCCGGCGATTGCGTGATCAGGTTAGCAAAAAGCGCCTGCCCATCGGCCAGGATTTCCGTGGGCAACGCATGTTGCCATCCCGTGCCGCCCGCCGCCTTGGTCGCCGGCGTCAATGCGGCCGATAGCGATGGATCGTTCAGGCCGCCGTAATTCTGCAAGCCGGACACGCCGAAGAAATAGACGAGGTTCATGAAGCGATTGAGCGTGTTCGCGCTCGAAATGTTGAGCCGCGAAGCCCAATCGACGCGGCCCGCTTCCATGACCGCGAGTTGACGCTCGCCCCATTCCGTCATGGTCTGCCAGAGGAATGGTTGACGCTGCGGATAGTTCACATTGGCATCGGATCGGCCGTTTTCGTTGAAGTCGCCATAACCGGAGACCTCGCCCGTCATTTCCACCATCATGAACATCAGCGTCGACGAGGTCCAATCGCCCTTCTTCGCCACGCCATAAATGTCCTCGGCCTTGAGCGGCGTGAGCAATACCTCGATCAGCTTCGGATCGAGATACGTTGTCAGGAACGCGGGAATACCGGCATTCGGTTGCGTGATCAGCGATTGCTGATTGTAATTCGGCGCATCCATCGCGCCCATGAATTCATCGATCGCCAGTTCGACCTCGCGGCGATTCAGCGCGCCGAACTTGCTGTCCATCGCGAGCGGAGGACCGCCATTATGGCCAACCCCAGGCAGGCGAGGCAGGAAGTCAAGCGCCTGATCAAAGACGATACCGGCATCGGCGGCCAGCAGGTCCAGTTCCGGGTTGCGTGTGCGCATGTGTGGATTTCCCCTTACTGGCGCGTGCTGATTTTGACGACATCGCCGGGCTGGCCGAAAGACTCGCAATACCATTTCGTTTCGGTATTGGTGTAGGAGTCGACCGTGCCCGAACTGACGGTGCGCGTTTGCGTGTAGTAGGTGCCCGCGCCGCCCACGCCAGTTCCGGCTGCCGTGATGGTGCCGTAGCTCGTGGTGCTGCCATCATAGAGTGACTGGCCCGGCGCGAATGTGCCGGCGACGGAGCCGCCGACGGTCAACAAACCATAGGTCTCGCTGATTGTGGTCGATGTCACGGTCTGATCGCGCGGCGAGACAATATATCTGCCCACGCCACCCGCCACCTCGCCGGCCAGCAGCGGCGTGACCTGAGACTGGATCACGGTGCCACTGGCGACATTGGTCCCCGACAGCACGCCGCCGACAACGAGGGTGCCGGTCACGGATGGACCGGTGGTGAACAGGTTATCGACGATGGTGCTCGATGCCGATGATCCGGTCTCAGGCGCGATCGTGCTGGCCGTGGACGTGCCGCCCTGCGTTGGCGCCCCCGTCGCGGCGAAGGTGGCGACGCCCGTCACGTTGTTCGCGTAGGCCTTCATGCCCGGCGTCGCCTCGGCCGTGCCGTTGTTGACCACGAAGAAGTCGCCTGCATTGTAGGCATTGCCATACTGGAAGCCGGCCGGGATCGTCATGCCATAGGCATTGAGGTAGGTCGTGATCAACGCGCCCGCGCCCTGGCGGCCCACGAACGCGTCCGGGGCACCGGCACCAAAGTTGTTGAGCAGCGTGCGTGTCGATGCATCGGCCCAGCAGAACAGGCCGATCGTTAGGCCAAGCGGTCCAGCTTTGAAGCCAGCGACATTGTAATACTGGCTCGAAAGCAAAACGGCACGCGGGTTGGCCGAGGCGAAGTCGCCCGCGATGCCTGGTGCCTGGAGGTTGTGCGTCGCGGTTTGGAATGATCCCGACATGCTGGCGTTTCCTTATGCGTGGCCGATGCGGGCCAGATCGGGGAATTTCTGGTGGAGCGAAGCGGCGGGCGCGGCATCAGTCGCCATCGCGAGTCGCTTATTCGGCACGGGCAGCATCTGCACCATCGCCTTCAGCGCCGAGGCATGCACGGCCTTCGCATCCACGCCTTTTTGCTTCAAGGCGAAGCGATAGATGCCCTCGGCGGTATCGAGGGCGAGAGAGACATTGCCGACGATCGGACGCACCAGTTCGCGGGCCTCGGCGGCGGCGGTGAAATCAGCGCGGATATCGGCCTTGGCAGCGGTAATCGCGGCATCCATGGCCTTGGCATCCTTCGCCTTATCATCGGCCTTGTGCTCAGGCTCGTCCTCTTCCTCTTTGGCCCAATCCTCGAAATCCTTGTCGCGAGCCGCATCGTAGCGCGCCCGGAGCTTGTCCATCGCCGCCTTTTTGTCGCCGGCCAGTTTGGCATCCTTGGCTTTCTTGTCCTTGGCCTCTTTTTCGCGCTTCTCGCGGGCCTCACGTTCTTCCTCTGATTCGCCCTCGGCGTCCTTGGCCTTCACCTCGTCGTCGTCGCCGTCCTCCTCGTCGTCCATGCGATCGAGGGCCATTTGCAGATCGGCCTTGACCTTATCGAGCGCGGCATCCTTGGCCAGCTTCGGCGTGGCGAACTGGATCACGGCGGCCAGAACCTCCGGTTTCTTCGTTTTCCAGTTGGCCCGGTTCACCCCGCCGAGCGCCTGATCCAGCGCCAGCGTGGTGCCGGGCAGCAGATGCGGGCGAAGAAACGCGGCGAGCGCGCCCCTGGCGATCAGAGCCTTGCGGGAGGTCAGAGCCTGCGGCATGTGCATTTCCCCTGAATCAGTGACCAAAACATCGGGACCGGCGCGGCCAGCCTCCACCAGAGCGACATGGTTGGCACGGATATTGCGCATGATCCCATCATACGCGCAACCTTCATACTCGCCCGGCGTCATGTCCGCGTCGTAGTAATAGCCGGCGCTGATCTGACGGCGGCGGTTATTTTCGATCGCGGCGATATCCTCGGCCCGCCAGATAACCATGGAATTACCGAGATATGGCGATCGGAATTCGCAATCGGTGCCAAGTGAGCCGGCGACGAATTCCTCTTTCGGATCGTCGGCATTGACGGCCACGTGCGACGACATGACCTGGACGTTGTTGAACGTCGAGGCGGCCCGGTTCAGCTCCTCGGGATGGCGCCAGAGCTGATAGATGCGATTCGGATCGAGGCCGAGTTCTCGCCAGCGCGGTATTTCCCGCCCATAGTAGGGGCAAACCATCGCCTTGCTGATCGGCGTCCAGGCGATATGGAGACGGCCGTCCTGATCTTTGTGGCGCTGCGACGATTGATCAAGGGCGAGATCGGTCACGTCAGTCCAGACCGGGAATTATCGCCTTCGAAACACATCGGCAGTTGATCTCCGTTCCCGGCCAGATCCGCCTATCGATCGCCGGATCAAGCCAACCCTCGGCGATGTTATAGCGTCTACCAGAATTTGCAACATGAGTTGGACGAGGCACCTTGCCACCCGCCGAGTGAAGCCAGATGGCCTCGGTGATGCCGAGTTCGAGTTGCCGGGCCTTGGTAATGCTCGCGGTGGCCTTATTGTTCTGGTCGCGGGCGATGAACGCGGCCCGCCGGTGGGCAATTCCGTATTTCGCCTCGATCTCTTGCGTGAGGCTGGCGAGGTCGCGCCCGACCTGGACGGAGCGCATCACGGCCCCCTGCACATCGACCAGATATTCAGCCGGGATGGATTTGATGAGCCCAACCTGTTCGCCGATCGTGGCCTGCATGATCTCGTTGGCGGCCGGCGTCATTGTGAATTTGACCGTGAATCCAGCCTTGCGAAGCTGAGCGGCGAAGACGCGATCGGCTGATGCGGCGGCATCGACGCCAAACTTGCGGCCGGCGGATTGAGCGAAGTCATCGAATCGGCGCGTCCATTCCCTGGCCAGGCGGGCGAACAGAGCCCGCAGCGCGGCCGGCGAGCTTTCGTCGGTGGCCATTTCGGGCGGATTGACCCGCCATTGCGCGCGGACGCGGCGCAGCACGTCGCGGCTCATGGCCAGGATCAGCCGGTCCAGCTTGCGTTGATAGGTCTCCGTCAGGCCGGCATTGGGGCGGACAGGGCCGAGACGGATGGCGCGGCGATCGGGAGCGGTGAGAGGCTTGCGTGACAAACCGTTTGCTTCCTTTGTCAATCGGATTTACATATACCTCATGGCATACGAAATCGTCACCTTACGCGACCGGATGGGTCTCACGACCGCTCAACTGGCCCGGCTTGTCGGCGTGACCCGGCAGGCGGCGGACAATTGGATGAACGGTCGCGCGGTGCCGGAACCGACGATGCGGCTCCTGCGGTTGATCCGATGGTATGCCGATAACAAAGATGCCGACGGTTATGCGATTACCGAGTTGCGCGAAGTCATGGGAGAAAAGTATGAAAGCCGCTGATCTTTACCGCCTGACGTTCTCTGATCAGAGAAATCGATCTCCGGTCAAGGATGAGTTGTATTCACATGACGACGCGGTATTTGAGCGCGCCAATGCGAATCTTGATAAGCGTGAGGGACACGATGACTGGGTAATGCAGTCGCTGGAAGATGCGATTATAGAATGGTCATTAGATAGTCTCGGCATAAATATCGATATCTTTTTCGAGGGGTTGAAATGATATCCCGCCGCACCCTCTATACTCCTGAGTTAGCCGCGACCTCCGATCCTTCCGCGCCACCGCGATCAATCTTGTCGGTCGGATCATCGCCCTCATTGCCACCCATCTGCATCATCGGCGGATCAGGCGCATCGCCTTCCAGGCCATGATATGGGCTCGCCGGATCGTTGCGGATGCGCGTGCGGGCCTCATCATTATCGATCACGCCATCCTGCATCAACACGGCATCGGTATCAGCCTTGGTTTTCTCGATCGCCGCCTTGCCCGCTTCGTCCAGCTCCCAGAGAGGCACGAATTCGTGATCGATTTCCTCGTCAATCGTTCCGAGTTCGGATAGCTGGATGACCTGGAGCGCGATGCGAAGCGCATCGTCATAGACAGCCTCTTGCTCAGCGTGAACGTGGTCATACCAGTTCCGAATGCCGGCCTCGTCGGTATTGCTCAACCCCGACGGCACATAGCCGAGCGCCTTGGTCAGAGGCTCTTTCGACACCGCGAATTGTTGTTCCTGCGCCTGCGCCTGGAGATGATCAAGGCCGCCGAGCGGGGCTGAGACGTTGTCCAACTCCTCGGTATCCTTGTCCACAACCATCAGACCCTTATTGTCTCGGCCAAGGATGAACAGCGACAACCGATGCATGAGCATGGAGGTATTTTGCACATAAGCCTGCATGTTCGTCTTGAGCACCCATGTCGTGAAGGCGTGCAACAGGTCGGAGACGGATTGCCGCGTGCGAAGCCAGTTATCGACCGATGGCTTGCTCATCTGCGCGAGCGACACACCGCCGAAATTATAGGCCGCCTTGAGAATGTCCGGCACTTCGCGCGATCGGATGATCAGCAGACGCGAGGCATGGACCTGCTTGCCCATGATATACCAAAGCGAGGGAATGAAATAATCCGGTTTCAAAGGATCGGTCGAATTGTAAAATACCGGGGATACCCACGTGGGATCGACGACCTGGAAGTATTTCAGCGATCCTCGCGTGATCTTCTCCGGAAGCAGATTGCCCTCGATATCCATGATCGATGAGCGCAGTTCCTCGGGATTGTCGGCGCATCCGAAGTCCATATAGATGAACGCCATGCCCATCGCGCCATCGAGTTGTGAGGCACGGCGGAACTTCGCCTTGAGTCTGTGCCGCTGCATCGCGGCTTCCAGCTTTTTGATCGTGGGTTCTTTGTCGTCATCGCCCGTCGATACGAGATTGATCCATTTCCGCGTCATCTCCTCGGCGACGGTCGCGACGATGTTGCGATATTCGGATCGTTGCTGAAGTTCGGCGAGGTAAGCATAGCCGGGGAAGAACAGTCCTTCGCCCCATAGTCCGCCCTGCGCCCATGCGCCCCATCCCGGCGTAGTGGCGAAAGCGTCATCGGTGGCCATGCCGGCGAGTTCGGCGCTCCTGGTGTCCATCGCCATGCCGATCGGGACCGGATGGCCTTCGGGCCGCACACCGGGCGGTGGCTTCGGCAGACCTCGGAACGGGTTCTCGTGGCGCGGCAGTTCCTTGTAGCCGCGAGGGAGATTGCCACGCGGATCAGCGCGCATCGCCTCGGCGGCGAGCGAGAAGTTCAGCGGCTCCGGCGTGAGCGGGGCGCGTTGAGGCAATGGGATGGCGAGGGGGACGGCGCGTCGGGACCAGGGCCAGAGTTTCATCGCGTTGCCATCGCCGCCAGAAGTTCTTTGGTCACTATAAGCGATCCGGCGCCAAGGCCAACCAGCGAGAATGCCCGGCTCAGCGCATCGACCTGATCATCCTTCACGCCGGCGGGGAACGCGCTCAACTCGTCGAGAAAGGCGCGGTTCCATGGGGCGGCGACGATCGCGAAGTTCCCGCCGTTGACCTGGCTGATGGCCGGCGCGGCGCGCGTGGCCTTGTCACCGGTCTCCACGCTCGATTCAATGCGATGGCCCGACAGGAGGCGCGTGAAGGCCAGCACCTGTGCCTTGCCGGCCTGGCCTGGATCTTGTGGCAGGCCAACCTTTATCGGTCCATCTTGATCGGCGACGTTCTTGATGCGGGTATCGACCTCGTCCGGGCCGCCGCGAAAACGTTCCACGTCCAGCACCACATAGAGACCGCTCGCCATGCGGGCCAGCTTGATGCCGACAGTCCAATCCGGATCGTTCGTTCCTATCTTGCGAGTCGCGGCCAGATCCCATCCTCGCCCGACATGCGCGCCACGGAGGTTTGGAGCGATTTCCAGCACGGCGATGTTCGAGACATGGAACAAGGCGCCTTCGGTTGGCCGTGGTCGCTGCTGATATTGTGATTGCCATTCCCGCGTGGCGCCACGCCGGGCCAAGGCATCGCGGGTTTTCAGCATGAGATCGCCGAACGGATATTTCGGATCATCGGCCCAGATCGGCACGCCCGGCGCGCGACCAAGCGCATCGGGCAGAATGATGTTCTCCGGCGTGCTCGCGGCCGGGTCCTCGGCCACCGCCGGCAGGCTCAGCACGGTCCATTCGTTCGGCTCAGCGGCCAGGAGGCGCGCGGCCTGATCGTCTTCGTGATAGCGTGTGTGCATCAGGATCAGGCCGGCATCGGGCTTGAGGCGGGGCGATAGATCGCCGTTCCACCATTCCCACACCGATTCGCGGGTATTTTCCGAGTCGGCGTCCTCACGACCTTTATAGGGATCATCGACGATGGCGACCTTGGCGCGAAAGCCCGGCAGCGAGCTTCCCACGGTCGCGGCCAGATATTCAGCGTTATGCGTGTTTTCCCAACGATCCTTGGCCTCGGTCATCAGGCCGTAGCCGAGCACCGCCTGGAAAGCGCGGACGTATCGCTGCACACGGCCTGAGAAGCGAATGGCGAGACGCGCGGTGTGCGAAGCGGCGATGATCGGCTCGCCAGGGCAATGCGCCATGAACCACGCGGGGAACAGTTCGCTGACATATTTGCTCTTGGCGCTGCCAGGCGGCATGAACACCATGAGCTTGCTGATCTGGCCGTCGGCCACGGCCTGAAGATGATCGATCAACAGGCGATGGTGCGCGGCCGGCTCCATGCCCTCGTGGCGCAGCGCCTCGTAGCACCAGTCCATCAGGCCGGAGCGGCAGAGTTCGGCGATCTCGTCGGCTTCCGCTGGTGTGTCATAGATGGGAGCCGCGAGCGAGGGCTCCAGTTCTTCGTCAATTCGGCACAGCTCCAGCAACAGGGAGTCGGGCAAGCTCCACATCGAGGCCGCGTCGGGCCGCTTCACGTCGCGCAGTGTCAGCGACACGCTTCAGATCCTCCGGTGTGATGGTGACGGTCTCAGACTTCCGGGCATGCTCATAGGGTGCCCAGTCCTTGGCGATTTCGCGGGCGAGCTTGAGGTCGCCCACCCGCACGGCATGGTGCGCGGCCAAGCGCAGGATGTCTCGGGGGAGAAGCGCCTGTATCTCGGCCTCTGTCAGGCCGAACAGCGCCTCGGCTTCGCCGGCTTCGACCTTGCGGCGAGCTATCTCCTCGGCGGCCATGTAACGGAGCGGCGCTGGCTTGGGCGCCTGTCCATCCTTACGAGGTCGCCCCGGTGGTCTGCCAGTAGGTTTCGTCATCTCCCGAGTTTCAAAATGCGGTCAGTCAAACCGGGATTATATCGAATAAAGGGGATGGGCAAGAAAAAGGCCGGGGAATTGGCTCCGGATCGAACTTTTTCCAAAATGGAGATAGTTCGTCTCACTACCACACGACCGGCCCAAGGTTCGGCTTCCTCAACCCCACGCTGTCAGAACGGATGCGCCAGGTCAACGGGCGGGGGCGAAGTCCACGTCAGTCAGCTCAAAGGGGGCACTCAGTGTCGCAATGTAATTGTTGGCCGCATCAAGTATGGCATTGAACGCCATACGATATCTCTGCTCCCGATCCCAGGTCCATTCCGGCGCGGCGGCGCGCATGGCGCGGTAGAGTTTGGCGAAGTCATCCTCAGTGACCTCTCCGTCCGCCAGCTCTACCCAAGCGTGCAATCCGGCGAGCATCATCTCCGACGTTACCTCGCTATCGTGCATTTTCAGCGTTTCGTGTTTCATATGTAGCCTCCTTGATCAACGGGCGGGGCGGTGTCCGGTCGTCGATCGTGCCGCTGATACGCCATGGCGTGATGCTCCGGGCAATAGTCCTTCGGGCCGTTGTGAGGTGCGTCACAGTAGCGGAAATCCCGTGTGCCCGGCTCCCCGATGGGCCAGAGACATTGGCGTGAGCGGCGAAACGGCGAGGGTGCCTCTGTGATAACGGTCCCTTGCACGGACCTGACGGTTCTCAGCAACTCGGCCTGCCGCGACATGGCGCGGTATTTTTCCGCGATCGGCGGCGGTATTTTCGTTGGTTCGATCATTGGCGTATCGCTTGCCAGGGATGGCAGCGGCGGTAGAGGCGCTGGCGTGGGATGCGCTATTTCCGCTGGCCGCTCTTTGGGCTTCGGACCTGGGGGCTTGCTCTCGACGCGATGTATTCCAGGTCGGGCGCCGCCTCTCGATATTCCTTCGCGGGTAAGACATCCAGCAACCTGTCCTCCTGTGACCGGAATATTGAATTCCCGCCAAATCATATCCGCGATAACGATGTTACCCGCATTCCCCGGTCCCCTCTCGGCGATGAACGATCGAATGCGAGCCACGATTTGAGGGGTGCGGATCGGAGAGCGGATTTCACTGAGTTTAGCGTGATAGGCCATGACGTTATCCCTTTCGGTTATGTTGACACGATGTTATCGGCGCGATTGACGAAAACGCGATTTTTGCGAAAAAACGACGATTTTGCTGTACGTCCAGAAGAATCTTTCTTTTTTCCCTAAACAATAAACGATCGTTCATCAATGCCGACTCATGCGTCCATTGGAACAATGGACCGGCTCAGAGTCGTCCCTACGCGACACCCGTAGGTGTCAGGACAACTGACCGGCCAGGTTAGAACCTGATGCGGACAGGCAGACGTGCCGGAGAGGCCGACCGTCACCCGGACACCACCTAACGGGTCAATCAACCAGCTCATGACAAGTCACAGCCGATCGATTGTCTCTCCCGTGCGCGCGCCGGAGTGCCGGCCGGAGCCAGTCGTAGGCGGAGGGATTTCGCGCTTCCCACAGTAACCCTCTTATCGTCACCTGCCCCCTGCCGTCCTAACCCCGACGGTGCGCTACGGATTTCGCGCGCAGAGGATCATCATCCTCGACAGGTGTTATCGATCGCGGTCGCGGCCTCCCCGGCTGAATAACGGGATATTGAAACCCGCATTCCGCGCCTCAAAAATAGTGGTGAACTGGTGGACCTGCCGGACGCCGGGCGTTGTGTTCCACGGGCAATCCGCGCCAACGACGATGCATATCTCGGGAGGTCCGGCAGGGACGCGTTGCCGCTTCGGCGGATAGCTATCCCACACGCGTTGAGCAGCCGTGGTTGGCAGATTGTATTTGGCGCCGGTGCGCGGATCAACGCGTAGCGCCGGGGCGGCGGGGCCAAAGGTTCCGATCTTTTGATCACCGAGCCACTCAGTGTGAGCCACGCTATCAACGGAGCGATATTTGCGCCGCGTCCACCGACGCTGCTTTAATCCGTTCCATGTGCCGTGCCGCTTGCTCACGCCAATTCGCCCCCTCCGGTCTCCCGGATGAAATTTCGATGGCGCTGCGGGTCTGGGGGTTGCACGGAACCGGAAACCCGGCTACACGTTTCGAACCCAGAGCGTCGCCCGCTCTCACGTCCCCGGAGCAGTCAACTCGCGGTGGACAGGTTCATTGGATCACATCCCGCCCCGGTTGGCAATCGCCTTCCGGGGCGGAACTGTTTCGGATCAGTGCCCCGAGCGGGGCGAGCATCCGGTCACGATCATCCGTCGCCTGGCAGATCCAGATATCGCGCGCGACGATCATCAGCAGGCCATGGCCATCGAGCGGCGATCCTGGGTCATGGACGATGGATGGCATCAACCGGGCGGGCCGTTCGATTCGAGCCGTTTCATCACGACGGAGCAGAAGATCAGCGGTTCGGTCATCGTCCATGGCGGTCTCACATGCTGGCCTCGCAGCTCCCGGACGAGATGATCGAACGTTTCCGCCGGCAACACCATCTCGGCCATGCCGCCGAGCCCTTCGCCGATTCGCTCCAGGTTCCGCCGCGCGATGGCGCGGGCCAGGGTGATCAGGATGGATTCGTTCACCGATGCACCCAGGCCAGCACCATCATGGCGATGGCTGCCCAGAAGGCGCAACTGCCGATGATGACCAGTCCCACCTTGGCGATGATTTGCCGGTCGCTCTCGCGCCGCCGCCACGAGGGATCATATTTCTCATATCTGGGTAGCGTCATTAGCATGGCTCCGGATAGAGGGTGCCGGCGAGGCATGTGCCGGCGGTGATCAGTCCCCAGCTCATGGGATGGCCGGCGGGCAGCGGATCGCGATCGAGGTCCATGTCCTCGGCGGGATCGGCGGGAGGTGTGGTTTCGCGTTCACGTGGCCAGGGCAGGTCAAGCACGCGGGTGCCGCGATGCAGCACGGTCGCATGCGTCACACCGATCGCACGACCCATCGCGACGAGCGACAGGCTGAACCAATTGGCCCGCACGAAGGCATCCTCGGCCGGCGTCCATTCGCGCTGAGCACCCCAGGACATCAGATTTTCCTCGGCGTCAGTTCGCACGCCATATCGATCGCATCGGCGAGCGAGAGGCACAGCGCCGCCGCTTCCTGGCGGCTGAACTCGATCTCGACGGTGGCACCGCGCGTGGTCAGCGTGAGACTGTCCGCGAGCGCCGCGACCTGGAGCCGGACGCGGCCATCAGCGAGATCGATCGCCTTGATGGTCTCGCCGCGTGAATTGATGATAAGTCTGTTACTCATGATGCTTCCCCATCCCCTGGCTCTCATGTCGCTGAGGCCAGCCGCACGAATGTCAGGAGCTGACCTTCGAGAAGAACTCTTTCGCGACCTGGAGCGCGTCGAGCTTCTCTCGGCCCGGCCGGATCGTGTCGTGTGGCCCTGTATCCAGCGCGGTCAACTCGGCCGGCCCGTCACCGAACATGGTGCCCGGCGCGCAATCGGCCATTGTCAGTTTCGCGCGCGCATCCACCAGAGTCTCGCCACGGGTAAGGCTGTTCCCTGACCAGTTCGCGTAGATCGTGATCATCGACATTCTCCTTTATGCGCAATGAATGCGGCCGTTTCTGTCATAGCGATATTGGTCCCGCCCGGAGAACATCGGCCCGGTGGCCGGCCGCACGATGGTCAGGCCGAAGTCACGGCGTGCTTCCAAGGATCATATCCCAGCGTCTTTTTCATGAGGGCGCGAAACCGTCGGCCCTCATTCAGCGTTTCGCAAACATCACAAAACTCCGGTAACGCGGGGTTCGAAGTCCAGGCACGCCAAAGTTTGATGGCATCCTCGGCCGACTTAAGACCGAAACTCAGGTCTTCGTGTTGATATCCGAGCCAATGGGCCGCCGCCTCCAGCTCTTCTCTCGCATTCATGTCCATCCCCGTCTCTCCTCTCGCCCGGGCCATTCCCGCGCCGCGCATCCTTTTACGATAATGATATTACCACGTCAACCGCTATTTTCGCCTTGACGCTAATTTTCTTATCGCATATGTAGCCGTCATGGCAACACGACATCCCTTGCGGCGCTGGCTTTTCGACAATGGCGAATCGGCGAACCATTTCGCGATCCGCACCGGCATCATGCCGGCCACGCTGTCACGCATCATGAATGGACGCGGCAAGCCGAGGATGGAGACCATGCTGGCCATCATCGCCGCGACGCGCGAAGAGATGAAGCTGGAGGATTTCGCCGTCCCGAAAAAGGCCGGCCTTTTCGATTAGCGCCTTGACGGAGGCGGTGCGCGGGCGCATCGTCGGGAGATGGCGGGGAGAGCCGGCGGCGAACCGACCCTCCCTCTTCATGGCTTAACACGGTGCGAGCGTGTTGTGAGCCGGCCTCTGGTCCGCGATTTAGCGGTCCGCGACCGACATTACAACCCTCGTGCGCCGAATTGTAACGGACGGAGGGAACATGTCCCACACATCAGGTCCATGGCGTCAGTTCAAACCGCTTGATGATGACGACGATTACCGCGAGATCGCGGGTGGCAACGGTTTTACACCAAATGGCTTCTCGGTGACCGGGTTTGTCAGTGAAGACGACGCACGTTTGCTCGCCGCCGCACCGGATTTGCTGGAAGCCTGCCGAGCCATGATGAAAGGCTCCGAATACAAGTCCATTACGATCGAAGGGGAGACGCTCGCGCCTCATTGGGCCAGTATTAAAATGCCCGGTGAGAACGCCTTGAATAAAGCCCGTGCGGCTATCGCCAACGCCGAGGGCCACGACCCATGAACGATGCCCGCGACACACCTGAATTCCTCGCCTTCTGGCGGGCCTATCCACGCAAGGACGCCAAGGGCGCGGCGCGGCGCAGTTTCGCCAGGGCGCTGGCGATCGTCACCTTCTCCGATATCATGGATGGCCTGGCGCGCTACCCGTTCAGCGATGACCCACGTTATCGTCCGATGCCGTCAACGTGGCTGAACCAGGAAAGATGGGACAGCGAGCCCGATACCGCCCCGGCCACCATCGCTCGCGAGTCCTACCGCAATGGCGCGATGGAACTGCTGGCCCGCGAGGCCGCTGGCTTCGCCGTGGTCGATGACGTGCCGGTCGCATGGGATGCGCTGGAAGGCCCCGCCGGTGACTGAGACCTCGATCCGCGCCGCGATCAACCATGCCGCGCTGGAGCTATGCGACACCGCGCGCCACGGTGAGGCGTGCTACCGCTGCCGCCAATACGCCCGCGACGTGATGCTGGCCTTTCTCTCGAAACTGCCACCCGAGCGGTTGTCCCCGGTGGAGCTGCGCCTCCTGATCGTCACGCAAGGAAGCGACGGATGATCAAAGCTACCCGCAAACAGGTCCGCGTCTGGATGCTGGGCGTGTTGGCGAAGCAGGGCACCGCGCGATCGGTCGACGAAACCGAGCGGGTCATCGCCCTGGCGCTGCCCACGCTGCAGGTCCGGTTCCCGGCCGAGGCTTTCTGTCAGACCAGTATGGACGCCGCCGTGGCCGCCAATTTGACCTGGAACGAGGCGGGCATCATCCGCGCGCTGGAAGGCTGGCGGGCCGAGAACGCGGCCAAGGGCTTCCGTCTGCCCGATGAAGTGACCAGTGCCCCGGTCAGTCCGCAGGCGCGACAATGGCTGGTGGGGTGGTATAAGCCGCTGGACGAGGCCGGCGCCGAGCGGGAACTGGCGCTGATCCGCGACAAATGTCCCGAGGCCTATGCGTATTTGGTCCGCATCGATACCCGCGCCGCTGAGATCGCGACATGGCGCCGCTGGCACGTGCCGTTGAGCGAGGCGGATCTGGCCGTCGATTGGGATGACGAGGCGGCGATCCGCGCCAAGGCCCGTGCCGTCGCCGCCAACCCCTGGATGCGTGGCCCGCTACTGAAGTGGCTCGCGACATGCGTGCGCCTTCATGCACCGCAGCATGGCCCGGCACTGTTCGACGAACTGAACGCCATCGCGCATCCCGAACCGATCGAGCCTCCTCCCCCGGCTCTTCCCGCGCCATCTGGCGGCGGATTATACGGAGACTGACATGGTTCACCTTACCTCTTGCGTTCGCGAACCTGGATTTTCATTGTCTCAGGCAAAGGAGTCGGCCCGGCGCATCGAACAGGGTTGTCTGTCATTTGGTGAATACGACGACGAGATGCGGCCCTTGGAACGATGCGATATTGCTTTGATCGTCGCCGCGCTGCGGGCTTACGCCAATGGCTGAAATCACTCTCGGCGACATGATCCAGGAAGTGCGACGGGAAATCGAGATGCGCCGCGCCGTTTACGCGCGACAGGTCGAGATGCGCAAGATGTCACGATCCACCGCCGATCATCGCATCAAACTCATGGAAGAAATTGAAAGGACGTTGCAAGGTGTCCTCGACATTTGATGCCGCCGCGTATCAGAGGTTCCTGGCGAGCAAGGCGCCGATGGATGCGCCGAGCGGAATGGCCGAGGTGCCGGAGCTATCGCGGCGCCTGAAACCATTCCAGGCCGCGATCACATCATGGGCGCTGCGTCGGGGCCGGGCGGCGATCTTCGCGGGCACCGGCCTTGGCAAAACGCTGATGCAACTCGAATGGTCCAACGCGGTTGTCGATTGGATCGGCGAGCATGTTCTGATCCTCTGCCCGCTCGCCGTGGCCGAGCAAACCGTGGCCGAGGCCGCGAAGTTCGGTATTGAAGGCGTGGCCTACGCCGCCGATCAATCACAAATCGCTAGCAATATTGTCGTGACGAATTACGAACGCTTCGAGAAATTCGATGTTCGGCAATTCGCCGGGATCGTGCTCGATGAAAGCGGGATCATCAAATCTCAGGATGGCAAGACGCGAAAGCTACTCACGGAATCCTGTCGCGTCGTGCCATGGCGCTTGTGCTGTTCCGCCACGCCAGCCCCCAACGATTACACAGAGCTTGGCCAGCACGCGGAGTTTCTGGGCGTGATGGATGCCAAGGAAATGCTGGCGATGTATTTTGTTCACGACGGATCGATCCGGGCCGGCGATGCCACGCAAGGCAATGACGGCTGGCGCATGAAGCGGCACGCGGCACAGGACTTCTGGCGTTGGCTCGCATCGTGGTCCGTGATGGTGCGCCATCCTCGCGATCTTGGCTTCGACGAACCCGGCTATGATCTGCCGCCGCTCAATCTGCATCAGGTCACGGTAGCGGCCGAATACAAACCCACGGCCGGCGAGTTGTTCCCGATACAAGCCTCCACGCTTGGCCAACGCATCGGCGTGCGGAAAGATACGGCCATCGCCCGCGTCCAGAGCGCCGCTGAGATCGTATTACGCGAACCGAATGAACCATGGCTTATTTGTTGCCATCTTAATAGCGAAGCAGACGCGATCGAGAAACTTTTGCCGGATTGTTTGCAAGTCAAGGGAACGCATAAGACCGAGATCAAGGTTCAACGGCTTCTCGGCTTCAAGACTGGCAACCCTCTCCAACTGGCTTCTAAAGGGTCGATAATCGCTCATGGCATGAACTACCAGCATTGTGCGCGGATCATCTGTGTAGGATTAACTGACAGCTTCGAAGAAATATATCAGTTATTACGAAGGGCTTGGCGCTTCGGACAGACGAGACCAGTCGAAGCCTACTTCATCGCCTCGGAACTCGAAGGCGCCGTCGTGGCCAATCTGAAACGCAAGGAGGTGGCGTTTGAGAAGATGCTGGACGCGATGGCGATCCACATGTGCGACCTGATGAAAGAGAATGTGATCGGCGGACGCAACACGACAGATTACGTAACGCCCCGCATGCCCATGGAGATTCCAGAATGGATCAGGTGAACGTCATCGATCAGGATCGAGGGGAAAATTGGGCGCTTTATAATAACGATGCGACACCGACTCTCGCGAGATTGCCATCGGATAGCGTTCACTATGCCATATGGAGTCCCGCGTTTCGCAATCTTTACACATTCAGTGACGACAAAAAGGATTTATCCAACTGCCGCGATCCCAGGGAATTCTGGGATCAATATCGTTTTATTATGAGCGAGATATTCAGGGCCATAAAGCCGGGACGGCTGATCACTATTCACGCCATGGATTTACCCACTTCAATACAGTCCAATGGATTCATCGGCATGGATGACTTCCCCGCCGACAACCGTAAACTGGCAGAGGATTGCGGATTTATCTTTCATTCCCGCACCTTCATTCGCAAAGACCCAGTTAGCGCGATGCAGCGCACCAAGGCAATTGGCCTGTTACACAAACAGGTCGTGAAGGATAGCGCCTTGAGTCGCATGGCCATCGCTGATCAACTGATCACGCTTCGCAAGCCTGGAGATAACGATGAGCCCATATCCGGCATCTTTGAGGAATACCACGGCGACGACATGACGGACGCGGAATTTACCTCCAAGGCCCGACGCACGTTCCTGGGGCAAGATGTCACTGATGATGAGGCAATTGAGATTGCCCGGGAGTGGAACATCATTGAACCGGATATGCCTCGCAAGGCTGTCATCGCGGCGGTTCGCAAGGCCATCGCTCATCAGGAAAAGGCTCGAACATTTGAAGATCACAAGTCTATTCAGATATGGCAACGATATGCCGATATGGTCTGGACTGATATCAAACAAAATGACGTGCTATCCCGAAAAGTGGCGCGCGAAGAGCACGACGAACGCCACATCTCGCCGCTCCAACTGACGCCGGTGCGGCGCTGCATCGATCTGTGGACCAATCCAGGTGAGATCGTGCTATCGCCATTCGCTGGCATCGGCACGGCCGGCTATGTGGCGATTGAGCTTGGCCGGCGTTTCATCGGCGCCGAACTGAAAGCGAGTTACTACCGGCAGGCATGCGCCAATCTCAGGCTCGCCGAGCAGCAACGCAAAACGGGCACGTTGTTCGAACACATGGACATGCCCGTCAAACAGAAAGCCGGCCTCTTCGCCGATTGAGGAACTCATGTCAACCAGGCAAAATCCAGGTCCGCGCGATCTTTATGCGGAACTCGCGCCGGACGAACCCTTTTTTCTGTTACGTGCCCGCGACGATGATATGCCTATCTTCGTTCGTTTCTGGGCATGGTGGCGCCAGAACATGGTCGCCCATGGCATGAAGCCGAAGGAAGATATAGAGGTCGCCAACGAGGCATTCCAGTGCGCCACTGAGGCGCAAATATGGAACCGTGAATATCGCAATCGTTTATCGCTGGAAAACATGGAATTCGACGATCGCGGCCGGCCGACGACAGGACCTCACGCGCCGAGCGTCGAGGATGGCAAGTCCGTCTGATGGCTCGCCGCGCTGTCCGCATCGCCAGGCCGATCGGTGCGCCGCTGCCGAGTGACTTCTGGTCGCCGGCTCGCTGGACGGGCCGCGTCCACTGGCGCATCGATCTCATGATGGCGAAGGTTTCCGAGGCGGACTACGCCATCACCGCCAACCGCTTCGCCGCCGAACAACGCGGCCGTTTCAGCGACGACTGGCACCGGGAATGGAAGGCGTGGTGCCGGGGCGAGCTACAGCGCCGCGCTATCCCCGCTCGCGTTCCGAGGCGTGGATTGTTCGATTGACGCATCCCGGATCGTGATCTCGGTTCGCGCTTCCGCGCGCGGCACGATGATCTGTCCCATGTCCAGCATCAAATGATCCGGGTCATCATCTCGTATATAGCCCATGCCACGAGGTTTTGAGCGTGAATGGACGCACAACAGATCAATGATTTCCTTCGCACCCCCATAGAGATTATCGAGATCGAGGCGCCGAGACGAATACCGAACAATCGTCACGCTCGCCCGCTCAATCGGTGCGGCTGGCAGATATCGGGGACCGCCGATCGCCGCCAGGACTTCGAGCGCGAGGCGGTTCTTAGCCTTGGTTCTCTGGCCCCAATGCTCGCGCCTGTCTCGCTTATTGAGGCTTTCGATGGCAAATGGGAGCACGATTTTAACCACGCTGCTTGCGAGCCTTCTTGAGTATCAACTGGATAACGTCACTCTTTGTATCCAGTGGCCTGCCTCTCTCTCTGAAAGACCGCGCGATGGCTGAGCAATGCACCGGAACCGAGTATGGTCCTCTGATTTTCAGGACAACGCCAAGATAATCCGCGATGTCTGCCTCATTGGCCCGATTGGGATATTTTTCACGTTCCTTGCACCACGCCTGGAAGGCCATCCAGGCCGAGACATACTGCCGATCGGTATTTTCGCTCAGAGCCATGAAAGCCTCTTGCCGAGTATCTGATAAACTCGTATATCAAACTCCGTCACGAGGCGCAACAGGAGATGATCATGGCCGCTGATAAGGCCGGCAAGCCAAAGCACGTCGCCGATATCCATGGCTACGATATCGACATGCTTGATCCTGATCCCGACAATAATCGGGACGTGACCAGCCCCGCCGCGCTCGCGCTGATCGATGCGCAGATCACGGAGCGATTGCTGGCCACGGGCTTCGATGCGGGCCAGGAGCTGCTTGTGCGCCCCACTGGCAACGGTCGCGCCATGGTGACGGATGGCCATCGGCGAAGGATTGGCTTCGCTCGCGCCGTGGATCGTGGCATGGAAAACCGCATCGTCCCGTGTCGGCACGAGGACCGTGCCACCGATGCCCTCAAACGCGTCCTGATCCGGCTCCGGCCGCAGGGCGTGGAACGCTCGCCGATGGAGGTGCTGCCCGATATCCAGCGGCTCATAGGCTGGCAGTGGAGCGATGCCAGGATCGCCAAGGCGCTTGGCCGGCCGGTATCATGGGTCAGGGACACGATCACGATCGCCAGCGGACCCGAGCAAATCGCCGAGGCCGTGAAGGAAGACACGATCGGCCGCACCGCCGCCGCTCGCCTGATCCGGGAAGCTGAGACGGCCGCCGCCGCTGTCGCCACATTCAAGGGCGCCACGGATGCCGCCGCCCGCGAGGCCCGCGCCAAGGGCCGTGAGCCGGCCGAGGCGAAGGTGCGCGCACGGCATGTCGAGGAGGTGACGAGGCCAGCCGCACCGCGCACCGAGCCCGCGAGCGTTCACAGCCTGGCCCGCGAGGTCGTGCGCGCATCGCATGAAATCGGACCGAAAGTCATGGAGGGACTGCCGGCGGAATTCGTTGATGCGCTGGCCGCTCTCGGAGCGCGGTTCCCGGAACTGACACGCGAGGCGGCATAATAACAGGAGAACGTCATGACTGAGATATCATTAGATTTGCCTGCCATCGTGAAGGCACACGCGCAATGGTTACGCAATGAAAGCACCGGCGTCCGCGCCAATCTCGCCGGCGCCTACCTCGCCGGCGCCACCCTCGCCCGCGCCACCCTCGCCCGCGCCTACCTCGCCGGCGCCAACCTCGCCGGCGCCACCCTCGACGGCGCCAACCTCGCCGGCGCCACCCTCGACGGCGCCAACCTCGACGGCGCCTACCTCGCCGGCGCCTACCTCGCCCGCGCCAATCTCGCCGGCGCCTACCTCGCCGGCGCCAACCTCGACGGCGCCAACCTCGACGGCGCTAGAGGCGTCATAGACGGCGGTAGCCGATCCGACGGATATCATTTCGTTGGATGGATCAGGGAAAATGTGTTGATGATCCATGCCGGATGCCGTGACTTCGATATCATCACAGGTCGCGAGCATTGGATACGGACGCGCGCTAATACACAGCTTGGCGACGAGACAATGTGCATTCTGGATTACATTGAGAAGTTGGCGATCATTCGCGGATTTATCAAACCAGAATGACCCGCGTTTCCGACACGCCCACGCCTGGCTTCTACATGCTTAGACTGGTGCGGGGAGGCCCATGGGTTGGCTGTCAGATCAAGTGTGAGGATGGCCAATGGTCCTGCATGATCGATGGTGTCTGGGAAGGACCATCCACTAACCCATGGCTCCTACCGATGATGGAACGCATCCATCACTATGCCCGCGAAGCCACTGAAAGCGAAGTCCGGTTCCGCATCGGTTACAAACGATGGGCTGAGATTTACGCGCCATCCGAACCCGCCGCCAATCCCACGCGGACAATTGACCTCGATACGCATATTGCCTACCGGAGAAAGTCGCGATGAGCGCCACGCATGGATCGAACCTACCGAAACTGACGGACCTGATCCCCGTTGATCTGATCAAACAAATGATAGACAGAGAGATCGCGCCGCTGAAAGAGCGAGCCACGGAGCTGATTGGATATGTAAACGATTTCATCGCCGACAATACCATGATTATGCCGGGAGAGACCGAGCCACGTTTTCTCATTGAGGATGACGGGATTGATAGTGAAGCAACCGAGATACTCGGTACGATCGCTAAGTTCATCACGAAAAAGACGGGCCGCGTCGATATGATCCGAGAAGCATTCAAAAGACCGATCCTGGATGCTGGCAACGCGATCGGTAGTATGGAAAACGGCCCATTCGCCGCCGTCGCCGTGAGCGTCGAAGCCGCGTCTCAGGCCATCATTCGCGCCAGCATCAACTACAAGGCCGAGAAGGCCACGCGCATTCGCCGCGAAGCCGAGGCCGAGGCCAAACGCAAGGCCGATGAAGCCGAGATGGCGGAACGGCTGGCCAGCGCGGGCAGCAACACCGTCACGATGGCGGATGCCGCCGTGGCCGCGCAACAAGCCGAAGATGCGCGACAAGTGGCCACCGCCAGGCCGGCGGACCTGACACGCACACATGGGGATCAGGTCGGAACAACCTCACTCAAATACAAACCAGATCATGTGAAGATCGCCGCCGCGATGGGCAAGCCAGGAACGCCGTTCCCTGTTATCGCCGGTGTTACCTTCGAGGATATTCGTGTCTATAAGATCGTGAAACCATCAGACGTGCCGATTGAATATTGCGAGCCCGATCTGACGGTGCGCCGATGAAATCCGATCTGGTAGATATCGCTGGCGAAATTCGCGGCGAGACAGATGCGGCCTATCGGTTTCATGACGGCATTCGCACCGTTTGGCTTCCTAAGTCGCAATGCGAATGGGATGCAACCGACAAGACGATGGCCATGCCAGAATGGCTGGCCAAAGAGAAGGAGCTAGTCTGATGCCGCGTTATGTCATCATCGATACCGAAACGTCCGGCCTGCCGCTCTACGCGAAGAAAGGCGAACCACCTCCCGCCGCCGATGCGCCGGGCCAACCACGCCTCGCCAGCTTCACGGCACTGGTGACGACACCGGAACTGGAAGTGGACGAGGAACAAAGTATCACGGCACTGATCCGACCCGACGGATGGGTCATGTCCGAAGGCGCGATGGCGGTCAACGGTCTGACGATGGACAAGCTGGGCGCCGAAGGCATCAACGTGCGCGATGTTCTCGGCATCTACAGCGAATATATCGCGAATGGCTGGATCGTGGTCGCGCACAACGCGCAATTCGATACGAAAATAATGAGGGGAGAGCTACGCCGCGTCGGCATGGATGATCTTTTCGAACAGACATTGAACATCTGCACCATGCGCGCTACACTCGAGGTGTTGAAACTGGCACCGACACACGCGCAACTCGCCTCTGGTCGAAGGGGTTTCAAACAGCCGAAGCTGATGGAGGCGTATCAGTATTTTTATGGTGACGAGTTTCCTGATGCGCACACGTCCATGGCCGATGCGCATGCCTGCCTCGCCGTTTTCCGCAAGCTGATCGAGATCGGCCAATGTCCGGAACCATCAATCCTTCGCGCTGGTAATTACCAGGGCTAATCCAACCTCCAACAAGGAACTGAAATCCCAATGAACGACATGGTGACATTTTCCCCCGGCGCGAACCTGCCCGCTCACATCGCCAACAATCCGCCACCCATGGCGTTGAATGCCAACGCGCAACAGGGCATTCGCATCCCGTTCCCCGTGGTCAGTATCGAGGGCCGCGTGTGGTCCGTCACCACTCGCGGTGTGGAGACCGTGATCAGACAGTCTCCGGGGTTCGATGTGAACCACAAGCCGCTGCCTCCCGTGCCGACGCCAACGCTCAATGTCATCGTGGTCGGGATTTCTCCCGCGATCAGCAAGTCATGGTATGCCGCCGCGTTTCGTCCCGGCGTTAAAATCCTGATGCCGGATTGCTTCTCGACGGATGGCGAAAGGCCAGATCAGAAGTCGCCCCGCATTCAATCGACGAGTTGCGCGACCTGTCCAAAAAACCAGTTCGGATCGGCGATATCCGACGACGGCACCGAAGGTAAGGGCAAGGCATGCCGCGATGGTCGCAAGATCGCCGTCGTGCCGGCCGGGGATGTGAAAAACAAGTCCTTCGGCGGCGCGCCAATGATGCTGCGCCTGCCAGTGATGAGCATGCCCAATCTGGCACGCTATTGCGGTGAACTGAACATCTCCGGCATCGACATCAGTCAGGTCGTGACACAGATGTCATTCAACATGGATGTGCGATATCCAGAGGTCGTGTTCACGGCCCTTGGGTATGTTCAGGACCCAGACGACTACCGAGATGCGTTGGAATGGATGCGTTCCGATATCGTGCGGCAGATGCTCGATGAGGCGCCGACGTTCGAAAATACTGGCGTGTCGCCGAAACAGCCGACACGATCGGATTTCTCGGCGCCGCCTGACGATCGCGGTCAATTCGTGATCGAGGCGGATATCGCGCTTAATGACGAGCCGGAACCCGAGGCATGGCTGGAACGGTTGCTGGGATTCGCGGGCACGGCAACCAATATCGGAGACCTGACCGCCTTGTTTTCGTTGGGATGCGTCCGGTCCGCTCGCGAAATGGCGCCGCTGGAATTCAGACAAAGAATTCAGAAGGCGCTTGACGATGCGGTTGATCGTCTTTCGCCCAAGGATGTGCCCGTCAATGAACAAATGCCTCCGGAGCCCACTGACGAACAGCGCGCCGAGGCGCGGGCGACGATCGATCGTAAGCGCGAACTGGCCGGGCAGAAGGACGAGCCCGAGATGGAGCGCGACGTGAACGGCGTGGCCTGGGATGCGGCACTGCACGCTTCCAGCAAGGCGAAGAACAGCGATGGCACCTGGCGGGCGCGGCGCGGCGCTGGCACGGCACAGCCGGCGCAGGAACCGCGGCAACAGGAGCAACCTCTGTTTGGTCGCGAATCTGAGACAGCGGCCGGCGATAACGGGACCACGACCGTTGCCGGTGCGGCGGCCACTGGAGGCGTGGAATCTTCCAGCGGCCCGGTGTCCTTCGAAGCCTGGCTGATCGACGGCGAAGGCAACGAAATCCCCGATGAGAATGGCGAGATCGAGGCCTTTACAGATCCCGTCGCCTTCGTCACCGCCTATATGGATGCGTTGCATTCCAAGCCCGCCGCGACCGTCGATTTGTTCAAGCGTGCCAACCTTGAAGCTATCCGCAAAGCGCAAATCGCCAGCACAAAGGTCTCCGCGATTCTGGCCGGCTATAACAAGCCAGCGGTCGAAGCGCCGTCGTTGATCGTTCCACCGCCCGCGCATAAGACCATGGCGGAATACAACGCTTACAACGATCGCCTCAGAGCCGCGCTGACCAACGTCAACGTGGATGGCTTCCGTGCTATCAAGGATGCCAACGCCGACACGATCGCCGCGTTTCCACCCGCTCGCAGGCTAGCCGCGCTGGCGGTCTTCGAGGAGCGGATGAAGGCACTAACACCGGCTCCGGCGCGCGACCCGGTGCCTCGGAATGCCAAGGACGGTATGCTGGCGGACCTGGAGTCGCTCGAAACCATCGCTCAAATCCAGGCATGGGAAGTCTTCCCGGCTACCATCGCCGAGCTGCGTCAACTTGATGATCGGGATCAAGCTGATATCATCGCCAGGACGGCGCATCGAAAAAGCATTCTCGCGGCGGCGTTGCCGATCGAAGAAAAATCGGCCGAACAGTTGTATCAATATCTATGGCTTGGCCTGACATCGTGCCAGTCGATGGTGGACTACGATCGAAACAACAATGCCGCCGATACGGTGAAAGCCGGAGAACGGCTCGCTGGTCTCGATCCGGAAAAGATGGAAGCGTTGCGCGATGCGGCGCGTAAACAAAAGGCGCTGCTTACTCGGTAGTTCACGGTGGCGCCAGGGAACTGGCGTCCTGTTTGAAAGCGGCCAATGACCCAGCCCTGCATCCTCGCCATCCTCTCAGTCGCCGTGTTCATCCTGGCGCATCGGGTTGTCCTACTTGAGCAACGAATGAAAGAGAGGGGAGAATGACGGACCACGAGAAACGCGACATTGGGCCGGACGACATCGCCTTCATCCGCGAGGCGCTGGCCGCATTGCCACATACCATGACGCTGCGGCTACCGACGTTCGGCTTCGTGCTGCCGGGCCAGGTCCGGGAAGCGTTTGAGCGGGTGGTGGAACGGTTGAAGGAGATGGAAGATGGACCACGAGGAACGCGCGCTGGAACTGGCCGCCTGGATTGAGAATGATCCGTCATTCGACATTCGGGATGCGCTCACCGAAGCCTTTGCCGCCGTGAAGCGCGAGGCGTTGGAGCAGGTCAAAAATAGCATCGATAGTCGGATGAACGATGCGCTATGTGAAATGAAACCGGACTACGACGATTCTATCACAGGATTCGACGAAGCGTGGGACATCAGTCGCCGCACATTCAAAGAGGCGATCAATGTTCTGATCCCAGAGCCCCGGAGCGCGGACGGCGAGCCGCACGCGGTGACAGTCTCCCTGGAGGACATGGCGGCGCTGCTCGCGGCGGCGCGTGTAGTTCGCCAACTGCAAAGCTTATCAGACACATCAGAAGGCGCCCCGAGTTTTGTAAATGATATCATGATTGAAAAAGGTCTCCGTGAGTGGGTGCGACCTGGAATAAGCATCCTCACTCCACTTGGACAGACCCTTAAACGTCTCGCGAAGGAGCAACCCCATGACTGACCGCCCGGAAGAGACGATCTGCGAGGCGCTAACGGCAATCGAAGATAATTCGAAATATTACGATCGTAGCGATATGGTGTTTATCAACCGAAATGCCCGGAAGGCGTTGACAGAGATCACTGCTCTTATTTCTCAACTCGCCGCCCTAACCGAAGTCAAGGAAAGCCTGGTCTCGAAATTGGCCGAACGGGACAACGAACTCGCGGCTGCCAGGGACGAGGCGCGGCGGGAAGCGTTGGAGGAAGCAGCTATCCTTTGTGGTGTGGCGGCAGGCGGCAAGGGTGAAGTTTGGCGCTTGGATGACGATGGTCAAGAAGTTGATAGCGGCATTGTTTTGGATCGACTTCCGGCAGCCATCCGTGCCCTCATCGACACCCTGTCGCCGGACAACCGCCTCGACCTCGCGCGGATTCCGAAGAGTTGGTATTTCTGGGCACTCTTCAAAAGACAGAGGTCTTTTAGATGTCAGCTTGTGCATGACTCTATGGATATGGTTGAGGCAGACGAGGCAACACTATCAGCCGCCCTTGAAGCTGCGTGCGAGAAGGCGAGGAAGGCGGGATGAGCTACCCGATCTTGGAACAGCACGGCATCCGTCTAACGTGGCGAGATCGCGAGGGGCGCCTTCCGGAAAAGGCGCTTTATCTGGGAGGTCTATGCGTTGGTCGTCTTATACATACTGAGTGGGTAGTGAAACACCATTTAGAACGATGGCGAGTGTGGATAATGACTAGTGAAAGCGGAAAGGAAATCGGCTGGTATGCAACAAAGCAGGAAGCCATGGACGCGCTGGTCGATGCAGTTCTGAAAGCGATGTTCGCATGACCGACACACCGGACGACGCGGCGATTGTGTGCGAAGCGCTGCGACATTTACCATATGCCGGTTTCTACTCATCGGTTTTTGGTATCGTGGATCAAGCGGAAGCCCTAAGTCACTTCAATAGAATCATCGCCGAGCGCGACAAGCTCCGCGCCGAGCGCATTGATGGATGGCAACCGATCGAGACCGCGCCGATAGGCGATGAACTGTTTATGACGTGGTGCCCCGGCGGATCGCCATTTATCGTGCGCGGGAATATCCTGGCGAATGCACGCCTACCAGGCACTCCGGCGCATCTTTCAATGCGGCACATGACTCACTGGCGCCCCCTTCCCGTGCCTCCATGCGAGCGGAGGAAGGCATGAGCCGAATTCTTCTGACCGCGTTCTTCGCGGGCGTCCTTCTCACCGCCACGATCGGTGCGATCGTCAACCCTGTAATCTCCTTCAATGTCGCTTTGCTATTGGTCTTTTTTGGCGGCGCTGGTGTCATGTTTCTCCGCTGGTCCTTCATACCGGATAAAAAACCATGAGCGAGATGATCGACCGCATTCTGGATGTCGCGTTGGCGCGCGGGCTGAACGCTGACGAGGACGATATCCGCACACTCATCCGGGCGATGCGGGAGCTGACCGAGGAGATGACCGAACGTGGAATAAATGAACTGGATGACGGCATGGATGATCATATGATGATTACTCTGTGCTGGCATGCCATGATTGACGAGGTGTTGCGATGAAGTTCTACCGCATCCACGGTTGGACGAAGACAGAGGAGGGTTGGTCATCGTATCTCTCGGAGCCGATGCCGCTGTCCCGTGCCGCCGAGATCGCCAACGACTTGAATGACCGCGCGCGGTGGCATGTGATCGAGATCGTGGAGCGCCCTGAATTCAAGCGGAGCGGATGAAGATGGTAGGTGACCGAAGTCTTGCGCCTTGGGAAACCGCAGTCCACGCGGAGTTGCGCCCCGCTGATCCATTCGAAATGGCCGCTGCGATGCTTGGCCTTGGCGCCGCGCTATCCAGCCTGTCGAGACAGCCATATCGTTCTCGTTCCAGGCCGCGCGTGAAGGCGGAAGACCCGACCGTAAAACACAAGAAACAGGCACAGCGCGCGGCCAGGAAGGCGAGGCGAAGGGGTGAGACGAGATGAGTGCCCTGACTCAAAAGAGCCGGCCACCCGAAGGCAACCGGCTCTCGGCCCTGTGCGCCCAGGGCAAGCCACTCTCGACCGGACTGGTGGCAGAGTACGTCATGCGGGCACGCGGCGTGGCTCGGGACGACCCGGAGATCAGGACACGGTGCAAGAGCCACGTCCGCGTGGCGCTCATGCGGCTTGAACGAACAGGGCGCGTTCGCAAGCTGATATCCGAGCCGGAAGCGTGGTGGGAATTGGTTGGCGGGATGGGAATTTAGGCGAACGGCGGGAAAAGTCCGGAAGGTGGGAAGGAAGCGGGGGACAAAGAGGGCACTGATGGATAATCTGGATGGTCAATTCCGGTAGCCCCTTGTCAGCCTTGTTTCCGTTGAACTATGGTTAGGTCGATCTTCTGAAGATCAATTTTCGTTGATATGTAGCGATCTCTTTGAGCGGCGCTGTAATCTACTTCGATCTTGACCCAGTTTGGCGACATGCGTGGGGTATAAACGTTTAAGTTTCCATAGCCGAACCAGTAAGTGCTGAAATCTTCAAATCTTAGCCGCAGTATGTAATCCGGATCAGTCACGGTCCCTTGTCCTTTTTGG